ATCCGGTCGAGGCGCTCGGCGCCGACCGCGACGCGCTCTGGAAACGGGTCGGTGCGGCCGACTTCCTGACGGTGGACGAGAAGCGCGCCGCGGTCGGCTACGGGCCGATGGGATGAGCCGGTGGACGAGATCACGCGGACCTTCAGCGAGCGCGGCGACCTCGCCCATCTCGCGCTCTTCCTCTGGGCGACGGGGGCGAGCGGGCTGCTCTTCTGGGCGCTCCGCGAGCTCGCCGCGTCCAACCGGCGCTTCAACGACTTCGTCAACGAGATCGCCAAGCTGAACCGCTTCTTCGGCGACCGCGACTGAGAGGATCATCGACATGACGCTGATTGCGAGCCTCGTCGCGCATCGCCGCGACGGGCACCGGACGATCTTTGCCGCCTTCGCCGCGGGCCTGGCGCGCGCCATGCGCCGCGAGGGGGCGCGGGCGCGGATCCGGATGGTCGAGGGGTAGGCAGTGCCCATCACCGAGACCAAATTCGCTCGCGGCGACATCGCCGTCGAGGCCGACGGGACCTTTGCCGGCTATGCCAGCCTCTTCGGCAAGCCGGACCTCGGCCGCGACGTGGTGATGCCAGGCGCCTTCACGGAATCGCTGAGGCGGCGCGGGGCGGGCGGCATCCGCATGCTCTGGCAGCACGATCCCAACCAGCCGATCGGCACCTGGCTGGAGGTGCGCGAGGACGTGCGTGGGCTCTACGTGAAGGGGCGGCTCGCCCCGGGCGTGGCGCGGGCGCGCGAGGTGCTCTCGCTGATCCGCGCCGGCGCGCTCGACGGCCTCTCCATCGGCTACCGCACCGTGCGGGCACGGAAGGATGCGGCGAGCGGCACCCGCCGGCTGATCGAGGTCGACCTGTTCGAGGTCTCGGTCGTCACCTTCCCGATGCTTCCCGGCGCCCGCGTCGAGAGCGTCAAGCGTGCCCCGCTCGCCCGCACCCTCCGTCGTGCCGCGGCCATGCTCCGGCGCGCGGCGAGCTGACGTTTCAACAGCCCCTCACCGAACGAAAGGATGACCATGACTGACGCGCTCACGAAAGCGCCGGAAGTGAAGTCGGCCGATGCCGACGCCACCGCGGCCTACGACGAGTTCATGCAGGCCTTCGAGGCCTTCAAGTCGACCAATGACGAGCGGCTCGACGAGATCGAGAAGAAGCTTTCGGCCGACGTGGTGACCACCGAGAAGGTCGAGCGCATCAACCGCGCCATGGACGAGCAGAAGAAGCTCGTCGACCAGATGCTCCTGAAGAGCCGCCGGCCGCAGCTTGGGCTGGACGGCAACCGCGCGGTCGTCAACGAGCACAAGGCAGCCTTCGACGCCTATGTGCGCGCCGGCGAGGAAGGCGGCATGCGCCGCCTCGAGCAGAAGACTCTGACGGTCGGTTCCGATGGCGGCTACCTGGTGCCCGACGAGACCGAGCGCGAGATCGGCCGGCGGCTCGCCTCGGTCTCGCCGATCCGTGCGATCTCGGGCGTGCGCCAGATCTCCGGCAACGTCTACAAGAAGCCCTTCACCACTACCGGGGCGGTGACCGGCTGGGCAGCCGAGACGGATTCGCGCACCCAGACCACGGCGCCGGTGCTCGCCGAGCTGCAGTTCCCGGCGATGGAGCTCTATGCCATGCCGGCAGCGAGCGCGACGCTTCTCGACGACACGGCGGTCAACATCGACGAGTGGATCGCCGGCGAGGTCGAGCAGGCTTTCGCCACCCAGGAAGGCACCGCCTTCGTCTCGGGCGACGGCTCGGGCAAGCCGACCGGCTTCCTCAACTATACCAAGGTGGCGGAGGCCTCCTGGGCCTGGACCAAGATCGGCTACGTCGTGACCGGCGTTTCCGGCGACTTCGCCGAGGACGATCCCGCCGACAACCTCATCGACCTCGTCTACACGCTGAAGTCCGGCTACCGGCAGAACGCCACCTGGGTGCTGAACCGGAAGACGCAGGCGGCGGTCCGCAAGCTGAAGGACGGCGACGGCAACTACGTCTGGCAGCCGGCGGCGGTGGCCGGCGGCGCGGCGAGCCTGATGGGCTTCCCGGTCGCCGAGTCGGAGGACATGCCGAGCATCGAGGCCAATGCCTACGCGATCGCCTTCGGCGATTTCCGCCACGGCTACCTGATCGTCGACCGCATCGGCGTGCGCGTGCTGCGCGATCCCTATTCCGCCAAGCCCTACGTGCTCTTCTACACGACCAAGCGCGTCGGCGGCGGCGTGCAGGATTTCGACGCCATCAAGCTCCTGAAATTCGGCACGTCCTGAGGCCCCGCGTCCCTCCCACTCAAGACTGCCGAAAGGGCGGTCCCGGCCTCGCGCCGGGGCCGCCTGCTTCTTTGGAGATTCTCGATGACCGCAGCCCTGATCACCGGGCCGGCGCTGGAGCCGGTGACGCTCGCAGAGGCGAAGGCGCATCTCCGCCTCGACGGCGAGGACGACGATGCCTGGCTGACGCAGGCGATCGTGACCGCCCGCCGGCATGTGGAGAACGTGATCCGCCGCGTGCTCATCGAGCAGGAATGGCGCCTGTGGCTCGACGCCTGGCCGGAGGGCGGCGTGCTCCGCATCCCCGTCGTGCCGCTGATCGCGATCGACGCGGTCACCGTCTATGACGCCGACGGCGAGCCGCATGTCATCGATCCGGAGACCTATGCGGTCGACAAGGCCTCGGCGCCGGCACGGCTGCGGTTCGAGACGCCGCCGGTGCCCGGCCAGGCGCTGAACGGCATCGAGATCGACCTGACCGCCGGCTATGGCGACGCCGCGGATGACGTGCCGTCGCCGCTGCGCCATGCCATCCTGATCCTGGTCGCGCACTGGTACGAATATCGCGGCCTCGGCGAGGCGGCCGAGGCGACGACGCCCGCCGGCTTCGAGGCCCTGGTCGCGCCCTACCGGATGATGAAGCTGTGAAGGCCGCCGCGCACGATCCCGGCTGGCTGCGCCACCGCGTGACGGTCGAGGCCGCGACCGGCACGAGAGACGAGGCCGGCGGCGAGAGTCGCAGCTGGTCGACCTTCGCCACCCTCTGGGCGCGCATCGAGCCGGTGAGCGCGGCGGAGAAGACCGTCGCCGCGCATCTTGCCGGCGTGGTCACCCACAAGGTGACGCTGCGCCGGCGCGACGACCTGACCGCGTCCATGCGCATCGCCTATCGCGGGCGGCATTTCCGCATCCGCACGATCCACGATCCCGACGAAGGCCGGCGCTATATCGAGCTCGGCTGCGAGGAGGAGGGCACATGACGACGCGCGACCTGACCGGCGCGGGCATCATCCGCGCGCTGGGCGGCTTCCGCCCGGCGGTGCGGCAGGCGCTGGCCGCCCGCGCCGGCGAGCTCGCCGCGGCGATCGCCGCGCGCGAACCTGCCGCCAGCGTGACCGCGGTGGAGCGCGGGGAAGGGGAGGTCGTGGTGACCGCCTCGGCGCCGGGCCTGTTCGCGCGCGAGTTCGGCACACGCGACGCCGTCGCGGATCCGGTGATCGGCCCGGCTGTCGGGGGGATGAGTGGACGATGACCCATCCCGCGCTTGCCGTGCAGAAGGCCGTCTATGCGGCGCTGGTCGCGGACACGGCGACGGGCGCGCTGATCGGCGACCGCATCTATGATGCGGTGCCGCGCGCCGCGACGTTCCCTTACGTGAGTTTCGGCGACGGAACCGTGCGCGACTGGAGCACCGGGACGGAGGACGGCGCCGAGGTTCGGCTCGTCCTGCACGCCTGGTCGCGCGAGCGCGGTAGGCGCGAGGCCTGGTCGATCCTTGAAGCGCTCAGGGACGCGCTGCACGACGCGGCGCTGGAGCTCGACGGCCATGCGCTGGTCAATCTCCGCTTCGAATTCGCCGATGCCGCGCTCGATGCCGACGGCATTACCTGGCACGGCGTCATCCGCTTCCGCGCGGTGACGGAGCCGGCCTGACCAGTCTCGCTACGTCATCCCGGCTTTCGCCGGGATGACGTAGAGGTTGGCGAGCACCCTCGAACAGACAGGAACACGACATGACCGCACAGAAGGGCAAGGACCTGCTGCTCAAGGTCGACACCAACGGCAGCGGGTCGTTCGCGACGGTGGCCGGGCTGCGCTCGCGCCAGATCGCGTTCAACGCCGAGACGGTGGACATCACCAACGCGGATTCGACCGACCGCTGGCGCGAGCTGCTCGCCGGCGCCGGCGTGCGGCGGGCGAGCGTGTCGGGTTCCGGCATCTTCAAGGACGCGACCACCGACGCGACCGTGCGCACGCTCTTCTTCGACGGCACGATCCGCGACTGGCAGGTGATCGTCCCGGATTTCGGCACGCTCCAGGGCGCCTTCCAGATCACCTCGCTCGAATATTCCGGCGAGCATGACGGCGAGGTCGCCTACGAGCTGGCGCTCGAATCGGCCGGCGCCATCGCCTTCACGGCGGCCTGAGCCATGGTCAACCGCAGGCGCGGCGAGGTCGAGGGCATCCTCGACGGCAAGCCGCACACGCTCTGCCTAACCCTCGGCGCGCTGGCCGAGCTGGAGGCGGCGCTCGCCGAGAAGGACCTGATGGCGCTGGCGCGCCGCTTCTCCGCTGGCGAGCTGACCGCGGCGGACGCGATCCGCATTGTCGGCGCGGGCCTACGCGGCGCCGGCAGCGACATCGACGATGCAAGCGTGGCGCGGATGCGGGCCGAGGGCGGCGCCGCCGGCTTCGTCGCCATTGTCGCGGACCTGCTGGCGGCGACCTTCGGCGGAAACGATGCCGGCGACATTCCCCTGGCGTGAGCTGATGGCCTTCGGCCTCGGCCGGTTGCGGCTCTCCGGCCGCGACTTCTGGGCGATGACGCCGAGGGAGCTCGCTGCGGTGATGGAAGGCATTGCCGGCATCCGCCAGGCGCCGCCCGACCGCGCCACCCTTGACGCAATGATGACCCGCTACCCGGATCGCTGATGGCCACCCAGATCGATGACCTTTCCGTCCGCATCTCGGCGGACACCTCGCCTTTCGAGGCGTCGCTGAGGAGCCTCGGCGACCAGGCCGACCGCTTCTCGACGGCGATCACCCGCGCCTTCAAGGACGCGGTGGTCGGCGGCAAGGATTTCGAGAGCGTCCTGAAGGGCCTCGCGCTTCGGCTCGCCGGCAT